AGAGCCCCCAGAACCCGAGCTGACCGCGCGGCTCTCTCGACATCGTGAGGAACTCGCGCTTTTGCTTCGAGAAGGTCCGTTTCTGGCCCTTCCGGTCGCCGGTGATCTCGACGACATGCCACCCCTCGGCGACGAGGCCGGGGATCGGCTCGGCCTCGCTGATGCAGACGTGCGCCCCGGCCTCTCTCCAGAGGCGCGCGAGCCTGACGACCTCCTCCCGCGGTAGGTCGTGCGCGTAGCCCGTGGTCCCCTGGTAGGGCGGATCAATGTAGACCCACGACCCCTCGGGGAGCCTCGGCGGCTCGACGGCCTCGACGAGGACGGTCGCCGGTAGCTCGGGGAGTGCGTCGACCTTCCGGGCCGTCGTCGTCGTCGTCGTATCCTGGCGCCTCTCGCCCGGACCGACGAAACCTGTCGACACGTTGCCTTGCTCGTAAGACCACGAAGCACGGACGGTCCACCGCGCGACCTCCCGAGGATCGACGGCCTCGGCGCCCGGTGAGACCTTCGCCGGTAGCTCGGGGAGGTCCCACCCCTCGGCGAGACGCTCAACCGGGTCGGCGAACTCGCCCCCGAAGCGATACCCGCCGTCGCCGGTGTTGGTCCAGGTGACCGGGTCCGGGTTGACGAGGCGGTTGCTCGTGAGGATGCGCGCCCACCGTGCCAGCTCTCGCGGGTCGACCTCGGAGGCGTCGGGCATGAGGCGCGCCGGTAGCTCGGGGAGGGCGTCGAGCCGTAGATGAACGTGCTCAGGCCACCGCCCGCCACGCTCGGGCGCCCGGTTGGGATCGAGCGACAGCTTCTCGATCGTGTCTGCTGTGCAAGGAAGAGCGAGCACGGCGCCCGCTTGCACGCAAGCCCACCGCGCGACCTCCCGCGGCTCGGGAGCCCTGACCGGCCCCTCCGCTTTCAGCCGCTCCCAGAGCGCCCGCGGGTCCTCCTTCGCCCATCCCCGGATCACGTCGGCGGCGGCCCGGGCGAGGGTCGCGTCGGTGTAGGCGAGGAGGAGCAACCGCACCCCTGGATCGGGCTCACACCACAGATACGCGTCGGCGGTCTGGCCGGGGACGAGCCCCATCCGTTCGAGGATGATGTCGGCGTATCCGGTCTTCGCCCCCATCCGAGACACGGGCGGGCGGGCGCCCTCCTCGTGCAGTCGGAGGGATAGCGCGGCGGTCCCCGCGCACAACTCGACGAGGAGCGGGATCGGCTTCACGTCGCCTCCTCGATCGCGAGGAGCAGCTCGTCGAGCCGCTCGATCGCTCGATCACCGGGCGACCGGTCGAAGCTCGCGACCCTGACTAGCTCCCGAAGGTCGTCGAGGGGCTCGTCCTTGTCGAGGGCGAGGGCCACGTCCCACCAGGGGTCGGTCAGGGCGTCGGCCCTTGCGATGTCGACGACGAGGGCGCGGAGGTCGTCCCGGTGCTGTCTCTCGGCGGGCTTCATAGCTGAATCCCGAGGATCTGGGCGACCCTCCAAAGCTCGGCGAGACGCCTCTCGACGAGAACGTCCTCGACGACATGCTCCTCGATGCGCCCGAGCTGACCCCCGGCCCACAGATACGGCACCGTCGACCCCGGAGCCGTCTCGACGGGCACGCCCCACGCCTCGGCGGCGGCGGCCTTCGAGACGTAGCGCCCCGGGAGACACTCGGGGGCAAACCGCATGAGGTCGAGAAGCCGCTCGGGGTAGCGGATCCCCTGACCGCCCCAGACCTGCGGGGCGAAGACCGAGGCGAGGCGGTGTCGACCGTGGACGAGCGCCCGGGCGCGGAGGACGGGGAAGTCGAACCCCGGGCCATTCCACGCGAGGAGCGTCGGCACGTCCCGCGGCCCGGCGACGTACAGGTCGAGAGCATCGAGAAGCCCGTCCTCGTCGGGTCCGACCTGAACGATCGTCTCGCCCCCGAGGAGCGGGATCAGCGCCCACGCGATCACCTGACACTTCCTCGGGTGGAGGGCGGTCCGGAGGTACAGCCTCTCTTGTTGCCCCGGGTCTTCGAGGCTCGCGAACGGCTCGGGGATCTGGATCGTCTCGCCGAAGGGGAGCCCCTCGGGGATCGTCTCGATGTCGAGGACGTAGGCGCGGGCTCTCATCCTTCCCCCTTCTCGACGGGGATCCCGAAGCGCTGGAGACCGGCCCGGATCAAGACCTCGGCGGCCTGACCCATCGAGACTCGGATCCCGGGAGCGGCCTCGGTCTCGATGTACCGACGGTACACCTCGATCGCCTCGATCACCTCAGCCGGCGGGCGCACGGTGACCCGCGGGCGTTCTTCGCTGCTCATGTTGCCTCCTATAGTGGCTCCCGAGGGCTACCACGTCGCGCCGGGTAGCGTCAAGGCTTGCCAACCTGACACGGGGTGTGCTACGCCTCGGGGCGTCCACAGGAGGACCCATGAGCAACGAAGCAACCCCGCCCGGTGTGATCACCGTCGGCGGGCTGACCATGACGACCGCGCAAGATCAGATCGGCGCCGCCCTCGCGAAGGCGCAAGCCCGGGTCAGGAAGGCCCGAAAGAACGCGCGCAACCCGCATCTGCGCAACGAATACGCCGACCTAGAGAGCGTGATCGACGCGACCCGGGGAGCCCTCGCCGAGAACGGGCTCGCCCTTGTCCAGGCGCCCCAGGTCGTCGAGGGCGCGGCGGGCGTTCGGTGGACCCTCGTGCACGCCTCGGGGCAGTGGATGTCCGGGGAACTCATGCACGCGACGGGCGGCGCGAAGGGGCTCCGGCCCGCACAGGCGGACGGGGTCTCGATCTCCTACGCGCGGCGCTACACCCTGGCGAGCTTGCTCGGTGTCGCGGTCGGTGACGACAGCGACGGAGCGGTCGAGGTCGCCGGTCGCGATCGGCGCTCGGGGAGGGTGATCGACCGCCGCGAGACGCATCCGAAGGTGTGGGCCTCCTTCGTCGAGGACCTCGCCGGCGTGAACCTGACCGTCGAGGAGGTCGACGCCTTCCTCGCTGCTCGGGGGCGCCCCCGGTGCCACGAGACGCCCGACGACCGGTGGAGCGCCCTCGTCGAGTGGGCCGTCTCCGAGGAGACCGCGGCGAAGGTGCACGCGTGACCCCGCGCGAGGAGAGGCTTCTCGCATTCCTTCGGGGCCGTGGTTGGGGCCTGGCCTGGCACGGGCCGCCCGCGGATCGCTGGTTCTGCGCCCGAGCCGTCTCGCGCCCGAGGACCGGCCTCGTCGTCTCGGTGCACGTCACCCCGGACGCCGACGAAGTCGTCGAGCTGGAGACGCTCGGGTCGCCGACGGTCGAGCGGCTCCTCGGATGGACCCAGGACCTCCGCGAGGCCCTCGGCATCTACCACCGGCCCGACCGTGACTAGGGCCGCCCTAGCCGCGGCGCGTCTAGGCTTGATCCTCTGGACGCCCCCGAGGTCGATCCTCGACGGCCTCGACATCCTCGCCGAACTCGGAGGCGAGGCGACCGTCGGGGAGGTCCTCGCGCACGTCGGGGCGTCGCACTGGAGCAACGGCTACCAGCGCCTCGACACCCTCGTCGCCCGCGGCCTCGTCGAGGTGATCGAGGGCCGCCCGAGGCGCTACCGGCTGACGAGGGCTGGCCGATTGCTTCGGACGAAGGCGGCGCAGTGAACGCGCGCACGCGTCGAGGCATTACCGACGGCCTTCGGGCCGCTCGGGAGGGACGACCCGGCGAGAAGGTCGGCGACTACGCCGACCCGGCGCTCGCCTCGTGTCCGAACTACGCGGGCGGCTTCCGGGCGGGCTACGCTTCGGGCGTCTTCGATAAGACTGGCCGAATGCCTAGAACTTAGAAAGTTTGATAAAGTTGTTGCCGGCCTGTTTCCTCGCGTTATGTTGTAAACATCGAAAGGGAGACAGACATGACCGACGCTAAGCTGACCCGCCTCGTTGCCCAGGTCGAGCAGGATGTCGCCGACCTCCTGCAGGTTCCCGGCGACCTCGCTCTCCTGGCCTTGGACACCGCTACGAGCCACCTGCGCCACCTGCTGCGCCTCCGGGCCGAGCGCGACCTCGCCCGGGCCGAGAGCGCGAAGGAGCGCCTCCTCGCGGAGCTGCGCCCTCGACTGCGCGAGGACGGGACCTTCTTCGCGAAGAACGAGAAGACTCTACAGGTTGCGCTCGGGGTTGCCGAGGACCTCGCCGAGGCCGCCGCGAAGGAGCTGCGGAGCCTCGCCGCTCGGGACGACGCTGCACGGACCTTCGACCTAGAATCGGTCGCTACCGAGGCCGAGCGGCGGTGCGTGCTCGGAGTGTTTCACCCTCTGCACGGGTGAGCCCTCCGGGCGCCGCGGGCGCCCCCCGTCCGGAGCTGACCCGCTCCGCTGACGAGCCCCACGGAGGGGCGAAACGGGAGACAGCATGAACGGAACAATCGGACACCTTCGCAACGTCGCCGACCTCGTCGCGGCCCTAGACCTCGACGCGATTCTCGGCGAGGCCGGCATCGACGAGAGCACGAGCCGCCACATCAACGGACACCGCGAGCGCGAGATCCTCGACGCTGCGATCTGGGTAGGGACCGCCGCCCTTCGCAGACTCGCCGACCTCGTCGAGGAGGCAACCGCCGCCCCCGTGATCGACGATGATCGGGTCGGGGCGTTGATTGTGGAGGCCGCCAAAACGAATCGCTGGGACCTCGTCCACGCGTGCGCCGACTACCTCGTCGAGGAGGCAACCGAAGCGGGCCTCGCCCTTATCCGCGAGGCCCTCGTCGAGAAGGTCGCACAATGACCGGCGTGATCGCGGCCTACGCGGCCTTGGGTCTCGCTCTCCTTCCTATGGCGACCGAGGACGACCTCGACCGCCGGATCCGCCTCGCGTGCGCGGCGGCCCTCTGCCTCGTCTCAATCCTCGACGGCGCCGCGCGCCTCTGGAGCCTCTCGTGAGCTGGACACCCGATCCGACCCTTCTCGCCCCCGGTGAGGCATCCGACCGCGAGGTCGCTAACGTGCACGGGGTGCACCGGCTGACGGTGACGAAGTACCGCCGCCGTCACGGCATCCCCTCCGGCGGCCGTATGGGGCGCCCTAAGGGCTCGGGGGCCTGGGTCCCGGCCTCGGGTCGTCTCCAGCCCGGTGAGGCAACAGACGAGGCCGTCGCGGCTTCACAGGGCGTGCCCGTGTCGCGGGTCCTCCGCTACCGGGCGCGGCACGGGATCGCGGCCTTCGGTCGCCGGGGCGGCGCGTGAGCCCGTACACCCCGCAGCGGTTGCCGTTCGTCCGCGGAAGCGAGACGAGCGAGCGGGCCGCCGAGTCGATGGAGGCGCACGCCGATACCCTCCGCGGGCGCTGTATGACGTGCATCCGAGACGCGGGCGCCTCGGGCGCAACGTGCGACGAGGTCGAGGAGGCCCTCGGGGGCGTTCACCAGTCGATCTCCGCTCGGATCCGGGAGCTGGTTCAGCTTCGCTTGATCTACGACACCGGGCTAACGCGGCTCACCCGCTCGGGGCGCGACGCGAGGGTCTACGCCGTCGTCGACTAGCGGACGAGCCAGACGATCGCCCCGATTAGAGCCCCGGCGAGGATGCACGTCGAGACCCTGATCGGGGCCTCGGCGTCTTGAGGAGCGGGCTCGGGCATGGCCTCACGAACCGCTGCGAGCGCCTCACGGGCCGCGGCGACTTGCGCAAGGTCGATCCCCGCGGTCAGGGTCCCGCGCGCCATAGCTGCCCGATCTGCCTCGCTCATGGCTCCCCCAAGATGTCCGCGACATCGAGGCCGGTAGCGGCCCCGAGGGCGGCGGCTATTCCAAGAATGATACCGATCCAGGTCCGCGGGTCAATCGAACCGAGGACCGCGGCGACCCCGCTCGGGGCCTCGTCGGCGGCGTCGAGGTGAGTCCGGACCCGCTCCAGAGTGCGGACGACCTCGTCGAGGGCGTCGGCTACCGGGCGGCGGGCCTCGTGGTCCTGGAGTGTCGCGACTATGTCGTCGAGGACGGTCCCGGCGTGCTCGCGGCGCGCAGCGTCGCCGATCCCTCCGAGGATGGTCTCGCGCTCTAGCTCGACCCGACTGGCGAGGATCGCGCTCACTTGGCGACCCGCTTGTCGAGGACCCCGAGGATCGCCTCGATCACCGCGGCGAGGATCTCGTCCCTCTCGGCGGGTGTGATGCGGGCGCCCCCGTCGGAGTCCTTTCGGGTCGCGGCGGCGACCGCCGACAGAGCCCCGACGATCGCGACGATGATCCGCGTCTGTAGCATCACGCCCCCCACGTCCACCCGGTGGGCAGGTAGACCACGCCGACCGCATAACCCGAGAGGCCGGCGTCGCCCTCCCAGCTCCCCCACGAGTCGCGGTAGCCCTTCGCCGTCGAGGACTGCACGATCCGGACCCGTCGGTCCTCACCCATCCACGCAAGGTATGTGTGTCCCGTCGACCGGCCCGGGACGACGGTGTCGTCCTCCACCCCGGGCGCCCCGCCGTCGCCGAGGTGTCGCCACCGCTGGACGACATGCCACCGCCCCGGGCGGAGAGGCGGCGCGACATCCCTCACGAGGAGGATCCGGGCGTCGGTTCCGCCCGTCAGCTCCCGCGCGGCATCGAGGGCGGACCACGGCGCGTCACCGCTCCACACGTTCGCGCGACCCCACCAATCGAGGCCGCCGACCCGGACCCCGTCGTCGACGCTGCGGATCTCGTTGCCTTCGCCTTCGAGGAGGGCAAGGGCGACGAGGGTGCAGCACGGGAGCCCGTCGGGCGGACGAGACCGTCGGGCTAGCTCGACGACGCTCACGGCTGAGCCGCGGGGAGCGTGTCGAGGTCCTCGGGGTAGAGGCTCGCCCCGATCGCAGAGAACGCGGCGAGGATCTCGTCCTTCTCGTCGCTCGTTGGCACGCGCGACCCTGACTCCAGAGCCGACAGGCTGCTCTCGGTCATGCCGTAGAGGGTCGCCCGCTGCGCTCGGGTCGTGCTTCCGAGGGTCGCGGCCCGGGCGGACATGAGGCCGAAAAGGCCCTCGATGCTGTCGACGTTGACGCGTAGGTAGCTAGTCACGGTGAAGACTCCCGAATGAGGGCGCGTAGCCCGTGAACGGTGACAGAAGTGGTCCCGCTTGTGCGGTAGGTCGCGATCCCGAGGTAGCCGTTCGATAGCTTGGGGTTGATCGACGACCGCCCGCCCGAGGCGGGAGCGCCGATCGCGTCGATCAAAGTCCCGCCACCCGGCGACGGCCACGACCCCGCCCACGCGCCGCGGTCGTAAGCGCGCGCCCCCGCGCTCGTGATCAGGACCTCGACCACTCGATCAGAGGAGCCCGACAGGGCCTCGCTCGGGTCCGTGTACTGGCTGGACGAGACGACAGACCCGATCTCCCACTGACCCGGGCTCGACCGGTAGACCGGGCCGACGTTCATCGCGTTCGCGGAGGTCCCAAAGCTAACGACGAGGCGCCCGAAGTCGCCCGGGGTAGCGTCGGCGGACCACCGGAGCTGAACGGCTAGCTCCTCGCCGTCGCCGAGGGTGCCCCAGCTCGACAGGGCAGCCCCGACTCGGGGAGCCGTCGCCCCGTTGACCGTGCCGGTCTTGTCCTGCACAAAGACGAGACCGGTCGATCCGTCGGTCCCGAGGGTCGTGCACTTGCTCGGGTTCTGGCGCGAGAGCGTCAGCCCGTCAAGGGTGATCGAGCTGCTCGTCTTGAGATTGACCGCCGACGCCGACTCGAAGTCGAGGGCCCGGAGCGTGCGCCATTCGGCTTGGACGGAAATCGAGGAACCGGGCGCGGGCATTAGGCCCCCTCAAACATCGCGGTGAGGCCGACAGTACCCGACCCCGAGGAGACGGCGACGTAGATCACAGTATCGCCGTCCTTGCGCCCCTTGCCCGCCATTCCGGGAACAGACCGCATGTAGATCGCCTTCTGCGGATAGGTCTCGTAATCCGACGCGAGGGCGCCGCCGTCGGTCCCGGTCATGGCGAGGACCACGTCGTGCGCGAGGGCCTCGATCCGGAGGTATCGCGCGTTCCGGGGGATGGTTACGGCCTCGGTCGTCGTGCCGAGGGCGAGCCGCTTCGGGCTCCCGATCGTGAGGGTCGTCGCCATGGTTTGCGGCTCCTAGCTTGTGGGGACATCGTACAGAAGGAGACCCCGCAAGATCTCCAGAGTGACACGGACCGACGGCCCGCCGACCTCGACCTCCTCGACCGTCGCGAGGAGGACCTCGTCGGGGTTGAGATCCGGATCGTCGAGGCGGACCACGTCGCCGAGGGCGAGGCCCTCCAGCTCGACGCCGCCCTCGTACAGCCGACGGTGTCGGGGTAGGCTCTGTGCGTCGAGGTAGTCCAGGGCGAGACGTTGCGCGGTCGCCCGGTCCCAGGTCGTCGGGACCTCGATCACGGCCTCCACCGTCCCGACGTAGGGCTCGACGATCTCTGCCCAGTGTGCCCCACCCTCGGCGAGGACGCCCGCGCTCGTGGTCTCGGCGGCGTCGCCCGGGGTGACTCCGACGGTGACGCTCTCCTGATAGGTCGAGAGGGTCCGGTAGGCGTAGGACACCCGGACCCTCGATGCGAGGGTGACGGCCACCGGCGAGAGGGGCGAGGTCGCCGAGACGAGGATCCCGCCGCCCGTCGTCGAGAGGGTCGCGACCGCGTCGGCCTCGCTCGCCCGGAAGGTCCGCCGTCGACAGTACAGACCGTTAGGCCCCTGGATGATGCGGACGGGGTACACCCGAAGGATCTCGCCCTCGATCCAGGCCCCGATCTCGGTCGGCTCGGTCAGAACGGCGTCGATCTGGTAGGCGTTCAGCTCGTCGGCGTAGGTCTCCATCCGGCCCGTGTCGACCTTGCGCCCTCCGACCCGCTCGTAAAGGTACCGGAGAACATCGGAGAGGCCCCGGAGGTCGCCGGTCCGGTAGGGGTTGCTCCGCCCCTCGGCGGGCGACGCGAGGCCCCACCAGAACGACCGGCCCGAGTTCACCCGCTCGTCGGTGAGAGGGCTCCAGGGGTTGCCCGTGTCCGCCGCGGCGGAGAAGGTCCGGCCCTGCTCGTCTTGAGTCTGAACGACGCCCTCAACGACCGAGACGGCGAAGTCGGTCACATCCCAGAGGAGGCAGTTCGCCGCCCGGACCGTGTGACCGCAGAGGAGCCACCCCGGCGACTTCGAGTCGCTGATCGTGTCGTCGGTCAGGGTCAGTTCGAGGGCGGGGATCGCCGGCTGCCCCGTCGGGTAGCCCGGGCGCCCGAGGACCTCGGGCCTCGATGCTCCGAGGCTCGGGCCGTCGTCGGTCGTCGCCGCATTGACGATGAACGAGAGCGAGGGGATCGACGCCTTCGTGACGGTCAGGCTCGGGAGCAGGTCGCCCGTCACGAGGTCGAGCGGACGGAGGACCGCCGAGAGCCGATCGCGGGCGGTCGGATCGGCGACGGTCACGTCTCCGAGGTAGCCCTCGACGACGAGGCGGGCGTCCTCCAGGTCGTCGCCAGTGTGCCACCGGTAGAGGCGGGCCGGGATGCGTTCGAGGAACAACCCCCGGCGCCACGACGAGAGCCAGTCGACCCGATCCGAGTCGACGACGACCCGGACCTCGGGCGACGCCTCGACGCGCCCGAGGGTGATCTCCCCGAGGCCGCCCTCGACGAGCACGTCCCCCGCATCGGTCCCAAGGACGAAGCCGACCTCGGAGAAGTAGACCGTCCCGCGCTCGTACCAGTCCACGGCGAGGACCCACCGGCCCTCGGTCCCGAGGAGGTCGCGCCATGACGGAGCGAGCGGCATTACGTCAGCTCCGTCACGGTGAGCGACTCGACCCGGACATACTCGTCGACGCCCTCGTCGCCGACGACCTGAGCCGCTTGAACCGTGCCCTCAATCAACCCGAACAGGTAGAGGCTCGGGTCGGTGATCGTCTCTGTCTGGCTCGGGATCTGCGGCACGACGACGACGGGGATCCGGCCCGACTGCGCTCGATGCTGGAGCGCTTCGAGCTGCCAGAGGACGTCGTCACGTCCTGCGAGGGCGGGCGTCGCCGGTCCCGCCGAGAGGTGATCGACCTGGCTCGCGTTGCCTCGGAGGCGGTCGATCTTGCTCCCGTGAGCCCACGAGACCGTGAGGCGTCGGCGAGGCGTCCCGCGCTCCTCGATGCGGCGCGTCCCACTCTGCGAGTCCGCCGTCGAGATCACAGGCTCGACCGCGAAGGTGAACCCGTCGGCCCACCGCTTGCCCGGCACGACAAGCGCCCCGAGGGCGATCGTCCCGGCCTCGTAATAGCCCTCGGCGGTCGTCTGCGTCGGGATGCGGAAGCGCCAGTAACGAACGGGCGCCGGGGTGTACCCCGAGAGGACGAGCACCCCGCTATGGTGAATAATCGTCATGCTCCCCGAGGAGCCCACGCTTCCCGGGTCGTCGATCCGGAACACGGGCTTCACCGTCGCCGTGTTCGCCAGATACCCCGCGGTGTGACTCGTGATCCGGCGGCGGACCCCGCTCCCGAAGTCGATATAGCCGCCGACCAGCTCGTCGGCGTGTAGCCATCGAGTGACCGAGGCGGGCGCCCCGTTGACCTCGATCGCGTCGCCGGTCTTTGTGTAGGCGACCGAGGGGAAGCGCAGATCGAGCGTCCCCCGGGTCGTATACGTCGGCGTCGAGTCGCCCGTCGCGACTTCGAGGCGGTCGAAGTTAGCCTTCCTCACGATCACGACCGGGAGAACGTCGTCGAGGCGCGAGTCGGTCCCGGTCTGTAGCTCGACCACGAGGTCGGTATTCACCCCGTCGGCGCTCGTCCTCCAGGTCGCGTCAGGCGACGGCGACGAGGTCGGGAACACCGCCCCGACCGGGTGGTCGTAGGCCGGATCGACGTTGAAATCGGGCGTCCCGATCGGTCGATTGTGACCGCCGACGACCCGCACGAATGCCGAGGCCGTCGAGGATCCGATCCCCGGGAGCGGGTAGGGAACCCCCGCGATCCGCTTGCCGACCTGATCGCCGATACCAAGACCGTGCGAGCGTAGGATCTCGATGTCTTCGTGACGGTGCGTCACCCACCACCACCGCGACGAGGAGGCCCCGGTCGCGAGGTGACCCCAGGTCGTGCGGGCCGTCGTCGTCGAGGATCCGGCGGTGACTGCGATCGTCCCGTGCAACGTCCACAGGTCCGCGGGCGAGGGGCGCGAGTAGAGGCGCGCGGTCGAGCCGCCCGACAGTTCGAGGAGATAGTCGCGGCGGGCCGTCACGTCGACCGAGACGGTGATCGCCGTCGTCCCGTCGGTGAAGCGGAGCTGATCGGTGTCGGAGAGATTGACCGAGAGGGTGATCAGGTTTCCCGAGGCGTCGCGGTGTCGGAGGCTGACCCCGATGTCGGTCGTCGAGAGCGCCCCGCCCGAGACGACCTCGCACGACCACGCGACCGCGGCATCGGCGCCCGCCGTCGCCCCGCTCTGCTGCGCGAGGTAGGCCCGGTTCGTCGTCGCCCCGGTGACGACGGCGAGGTAGCTATCGTCGCTCGATCCGGAGAGCAGCCCGGTGCCCGATCCGGTCGGGGTGTAGCCCGTCGCCCCGCTCGACGGCGTCGTGACGCTCCACCACATACCGCCGCGGCGCGCCACGGCTGAATAGTTCCCCATGAACCCATCGCGGCCCGGGTTCGTATGATTCGGCCCCGGGCCGACATTGTTCCACCCCGAAAGGGAGAACATCACGGCGCCCGACGTGAGGTTCTCCAGAGCCCCGAGGACGTAGATCCGCCCGTTACTCGCGACGCTCCGCAGCATGGACCACCGGCCTAACTCCAGGCTCCCGACCGGGCCGTCGGTGTACTCGGTCCACGTCACGCCGCCGTCGGTGCTCTCGTACACGATCAGATAGAGCGAGGGCGCGTCGTTCACGCTGTCGTCGGTGATCGCGTAGGCGGTCCCGTCAGCGTCGATCGTAACGGTGAGAGGGACCTCCGCTTGGGTCACGTCGGAGCCCGTCGGGAGGTCGACCGAGGGCGCCTCGCTGATCGGGGCGAACGCCGACCCGAGACGCACCGCTCGGAGCTTGTCGTCGGCGGTGTCGTGGTAGACGACGAGGATCGTCCCGTCGGGGTAGACATCGACGCCGACGCCCTGACCCGAGACCCCGGCGACCGTCTCGACGAAGCGCCACGAGGACCCGAGGTCGGCGCTCGCGAGCTGGTGAAGGCGACCGCCCGTGTCGGTGATCAAGGCGACGATCTGCCCCCGGGCGTATCGGATCCAGAGGCCGTCAACCGACCCCGAGACCCACGAGGTCCCGCCGGGGAAGGGGTCGTTCGACAGCTCGACCCACGCGCCGCCGTAGGTGCTCTGCGAGAAGCTCGTCGGGCCTTGGAGGTTCGCCGGGCCGTAGAACTCCAGGATCACGCGCCGCCCGTCGGGTAGCGAGGTGATCGAGGCCGGTCCACGCATCGAGCCCGCCCCGCCGCCGACCGTGAGGACCTGTGCCGAGGCCGTGAGGGCCTGGATCGACTCGGTGAGAGTGCGGGTCGAGAGGGGCGTCGTCGCGCCCTCGGCGTACACCACGGTCACCCGCTGATCGTCGCGGTCGGTGCACGCGTCGAGGCTCGTGATCGCCGCGGTCGTCGTGAAGTGTACCGTCGACGCACGCTGACAGAACACCGGCGAGGACCACCCTCGATAGCCCTCGGGGCTTGCGTCGCTGTCGAGCTTGTAGAGGTACGCGGCGCCCCGCCTCTCGATGGACGGATCGCCCGACTTCGAGACCTTGACGTCGAGGGCCTCGTCCTGTGCCCCGCTGACGATCGGGCTCGCGTTCTGCTGCGCGTTGGTAGCGACCGCGGGACCGGGTCGGGGTCCGGCCTCGGTGTAGCTGGACAAAGACGCGTCGAGGGCGCTCTCGGTGTATCGAGCATCGACGGGGCCGATACCCTGCGGCGTGCGGTCTACTCGTGCCACGCGGCCCCCTAGCGCCCGAGGTAGGGGCTGCGTGCCCCGATCGCAGTATGCATACCACCCCGCGGCGCTCGCGTCAGTCGCTGCGAGCGGAGGAGGTCGTCCCCGAGATACACGTTCACGCTCCCGAGGGGCTCGTCCCGGTTCAGGGCCTCAATCGTGCGCCGCCCGAGGCGCTGGGTCGCCCGCTCGGAGAGGACCGCCTCGCCGCGTCGGAGGATCGCGGGCGTCTCGTCGGGCTCGATCATCCCGCCCATATGGAACTTCGGCGGCTTCTGGGCCTTGATCTTGGCGACGGCGAGAGCTGTGTCCCCGGCGATCGCGCCCGCGGCGATAGCGCCCGCAACCGGCCCCAGCTCGGCGAAGGCCCGGATCGCGGCGGCGGAACCGGCGATAATCGTGTTCGCGATCTGGAGCGCCTGGTTCGACTTGAACTGTTGACGCGCGGCCTTATTCGCCTTCTTCTGTCGCTTCTCGGCCTTCGCTAGCTCGTCCTCTTTGTCCTCGATCCGGTCTGCGATGTCGGCCCGCTCCTCTTCGCTCGCGTCGTGCATGGCCTCGCGTAGCGTCTCGATCTCCCCTCGGAGCTTGTCGGCTCGACTTCCGGCCCGTGTCGCGGCCTCGCCGAAGCGGTCGATCGCCAGCTCCCCGAAGCCGACGGCCACGTCGAGACCCGTCGTTGACAGGTTGAGCATTTGATCGCGGAGTTCCGCGGCTTTGCGCTTGCTCTCCTCAAACTCGGCTTGGAGCTGATCGAAGGCCGCTTGGATCTGCGGCCCGAGGGCCTCCAGCGCGGCGAGGGGCGCGACGAGGTCCTTCTCTAGCTGCGCTTGGGCGGCCTCTGTGTTCATCTTTCGGATCGCTTGCTCGACCTCCGAAAACCGGATCGCGAGGAGGGCCTCGACCTCGGCGGCGTCGGCGCCCTCTGCAACGAGCGCCCGGAGTCGTCGCGCTTCGGCGTCGTAGCTGGCGACGAGCTTCTCGGCGGGTTCGAGCTGATCGAGGCGGGCCTTCGCGAGGTCTTTTGAGACGCCCGCGGCGACCTTCTGCGCGTCGGCGGCGGCCTTGGTCGCTGCGGTGTTCTTGCCTTGCTTGGTCGTGAGGCTGTCGAGGAGCCCCGAGAGGTCGCCGACCTCGACCCCGGTAGTCTCGACGGAGCCGATCAGGGCGCGGAACGCGTCGACTTCGGCGAGAAGCTCGGCGCGGATCTTGTCGCCCTCCTCGTCGACGACCCGGGCGAAATCCTCCATGCTCGGGATCGCCCCGTCGGCGACCGAGGACCGGATCAGCTCGAACGCAGCGGCGAAGACCCGAAAACCGCCGACGCCCGTAATCGCGGCGAGTTTGGCGATCTCGATACCGCCCGCGAGACCTTGGGCGAATGACAGAGCGACCCCGCCCGCCGTCGCCTTGATCCCGTCGAGGACTTGCGAGAGGACCGCCATAGCCCGCTGAAACTCGGCGGCCTCCTCGGCGCCGCCCTCCATACCGACGCCGACCCGCTCGACGGCCCCGGCGAACAGGTCGAAGTCACCCCCGAGCACCTGGGTCACGTTGACCAGTTGCCCGCCCGACTTGCCGAATAGCTCCATCGCGGCGGCGGTCCGCGTTGTCTCGTCCTCGACGGAGGCGAGGGCCTGGACGGTTTGACGAAAGACCTCGTCGGCGCTGCGGAGGTCGCCGTCGGTGTTCCGTAGCTCGACCCCGAGGCCGTCGAAGACCTGCCCGAGAGTCCCGCCCGCGCGCTCGGCTTGAGCCATGCGCTTAGCGAACTGCGCGATCCCGCTCGTGAGGTTGCCGAGGTCCTTCCCGGCGGCGTTGGCGCCGAAACGGAGGGCGGCGAGGGTGTCGGCGCTGATCCCGGTCTCGACGGAGAGGTCGCTCAGCTCGTTGCGGGCGTCGGCGACATCCTGACCGAGGGTAAGGAGGCCCGCGCCCGCGGCGGCGGCCGATGCGAACCCCGCGGCGATCGCCCCCGCGGCGGCCTGGTAGGCGGCGGCGGTCTTGTCGGCGGTCTCTTTGGCGAGCTTCTCCTGATCCTTCGCGGCCTTTCGGCGTAGCCGCTCCTCGTCTCGGATCCGCTTCTGCTCCTGATTGACCATCCGCTGCGCGGCCTTCGCGGCGGCCTTGTCGGTCATGCCGGGAATTTTCGCCATCTCCGCCTGATACCGTCGGGTATCGGCGATGATCGACATCGAAATGTCACGCTTGACGGTGCTCATAGTCGCCCCATTCCGTCGATGATGTCGTCGTAGATGCGCCCCGCGGCGACCTTGCCCGGATCGAAGACGAGGGCGTCGGCGACCCGGCGCCCCTTGCGCGGTGCTTGCCGTCGAGTCTGCGCGAGGTCGATCCGTCGGAGGACCCCGATCGCGTAACCGTAGTTTACTAGATCGACCTGTTTCGCCCCGACGGCGATCGCCTGTGCCCACTTCTTCCGGGAGATCCCGCGCGGCGGCTTACCCATCATCGCCAGCTCTTCGGGCTTTAGCTCTCGGGTGATCTCGCGGCCCTTCTTCTTACCCTTCTGCCCCTCTCGGATAAAGTAGGCATAAGGCGCATTACAAACGATCGACCCCGCAAGCTTGGTGTCGGTGATCTCCCAGTCGAACCCGAGGAGCGACAGAGACAGGCCCGTGTCATAGGGCCACGACTTGAACATCTGATTCGCCACCGGCCCTAGGTGCCGATTGAACGCGTCCGCGATCATCGGGTAGGCCCGCTCGATTAGCTGAAAGATCTTCTTATTGAGCTGGCGATCCGGCTGAACAAGGTCGCTGTCTCGCATCCCTCCGGAATAGCTCAGGTAGTGATGGCCGCGGCGGTGCCACCGGGCCTCCTTGATTAGGCCCTTCTTCGACACCGGATAGCGCTGACGCTCGAAGAACTCGGAGAGAGCCACGGCTACACCTGGAACGCGTCGAGGGCGTCGAGGCGCCCCGTCGCGTGACGGATCGGGGCGCTCTGCCTCGGGCGCTGGCGCGACCGGTGCAGCTCCCACCCGAGGAGGGCGACGAGGGCGTCCCGGTCTGTCTCGGCGAGTCGATATAGCGCCATGGGGTCCCCGTAGTGAGTCAGCCCGAGACGGAGGTAGAGCCCGTGGAGGTCTCCGCCCGGGCCTCGGAGTTTCCCGCGGCCTCCTCGATCTCGTCGTCCTTCGGCATCTGCCGCAGAACGTCGAGGAGCACGCGCGACCCGTGCTCGATGATCTCGGGCACCTTGACGCCCCGACCGAGGAGGGTATCGACGACCCTCTCGCCGTAGTCGACCACGTCGGCGCGTAGGGCTCGCCTCTGAGCGCTCGGGCTTTCCCCGAGGGTGTCGGGTAGGGCCTGACCGAGGACGGCCCCACAGACGGCGACGAGGTCGTCTGACGAGCCCTCGGCGTTGACGTAGGCGCTCCGGAGTCGGAGGCGGATCGGGATCAGGATCACGGCGGGCCGGTAGTCGGTCCCCCCGAGGGTGATCGGGTCGCTCATGCTGTCTCCTCGGGGCGACTACTTGCCGCCCTTCTTCTTGGTCTTCTTCTTCTGATAGGCCATGATTAGCTGATCGCAATCGTGCCGTTGTTCGTGCCGCTGAAGCTCATCGTCGAGCCCTCCTTCGCCTCGGAGAAGTCGACCCCGCCCTGAACGACCGGGAGGGTGATAGTCGCGGTGTTCGTGCCGTCGTCCATGGTTACCTGAACTCGGAAGGCCCACACGGTCGAGTTCACCGACGTTGCGCTCGCGAATGTGCCGGTCTTCATGACGAAGTCGCGGATCCGGTCATCGGTTCCGTCGGTTAGGGTCTGGTTCTCGATCTCGATCGTGAGGCTGACGTCCTGCTCCAGGTCGTCGCCAACGACGAACCCGTCGAAGGTGCCACGGTCGAGGACTCGGATCCGCTCGGCGTTATCGGCGTTCGTCTCGCCGATCGAGAGGTCGCCCGGGCCAGGACCGACGACGATCTCCGCGGCGGGACTGCCTCCGTCGAGGAACTTAACGGTCGTGAGACGTGAGGTAAAACGGGCCATTCGGGGGCCTCCTTAGATCGTGGAATCGAAGCGGACGCGGTAACGCTGCTCGACCTGGACGGCCTCGCCGTCCTCGGTCATGGTAGGCGAGAAGATCAGGTCAGGGAGGATGTTGTATCGGACATCCTCGGCGGCGAGGGTGAGGATCGACCGGGCGACGGCCTCGGCGGCATCGGCGGCGCGGTCGAGGTCGCGCTGACGTGAGGCCCGGACCCGAAAGGTGAACAGGACGGCGACGGTCGCCTCGATCTGAAACGGCGACGCCGACGAGGACCCATCCCCGGCATCGGTGACGCTGGCGTCTGCGATCTGACACGAGAAGGCCAGGTGAGCGCGGGCCTTGCTCTCGTCGAGGAGAGCGAACGGCGCCCGCTCCTCCTTCCACGTCGGCGAGGTGATCGAGCCTTGCCCGAGGCCGGTCGTCGAGGATGCAGCGATCCGCGCCGCCATGGTCTGACGTAGCTCCGAGATCGTCCCGGTCGTCGGCATCGGCTCACCACCACGGAGCGCGGCGGCGGTAGCGCGCTCGGGCGCCCCCGCGGTGAATCGTGCGGCTCATGCTCTCGCGGCTCTCGGAGTCGGGGAGGCCGTCGTCGTCGCGGTCCATGCGGGCGCGTAGGTCTTTCATCACCTTCTGATATTCGGCCCGGTGAAGCTCCATAAGGCGTTCGCTTCTCTCGGAGTCATTCGTCGAGAACAGGAACCGAAAGACCTTCACGTAGGTCGACTGGCGGATCGGCTCGAAGAGGTCGCTCGGGCCGGTGATCAGGTCGGGCCATTGCCCCGCCTGCTCCAGCTCTCGGAGGACGTCGCGCTTCGCGGCTTCGAGGAAGGTTTGTAGGTTCGTCCCGTAGTCCCCGAGCTGATCGACGAGGTCGGGGTATTCGCCCGCGGTGAGGTCGGCGTCGGTGACGGGGAGAACCATCGGGAACCGGGCGACGGTGCACGCCCGCGAGACGGTCCGGGCGAGGCCGTCGAGGGTCAGGGTCCACCGCAGTTGGTAGAGCTGCCCCGTCGGCTCGGTAGCCGGTAGGTCGACGGCCCCGATCGTGTAGGTCGCGACCGAGGACACGATCGACGCGGCGGCGTCCTCGACCACGTAGGTCCCCGCCGGTCGGACGAGCGAGACCGTCGCCGCGGTCGGGGCGACCTTCGCCCCGTCGCGCCAGACCTCCAGAGTGACCGTGTTCGCCCGCGCCCTCTGGAGGACGTCGGGGCCGCTCTGGCGGTAGGTGTAGACGGTCTCGCCGCTAGACATCGGGACCCCTTACCGGTTGCCGTTGGCGCGTTCGCGGTCGCCTCGGCGAACCGCATTCCGGACCCGGGCCTCGGCCTGGGTTTGCGTGAGCTTGCCGCGGCTCGCCTCTCGGAGGTTCTGTGCGGCCCTCTGGATGCTCTCTCGGCGCGTGCGCTCGTCTGCACTCATGCCGGCACCCCCGCGGAGGTAGCGGCGGCGAGACGGGCTTCTAGGCGCGCGACCTTCGCGGCCTTCACGTCGGGAGCGATCCCCGCATTCCGCGTGCGCCCGAGGTGACGCTCGATGGTTTGGCGGACGGCCCGGGTCGCCTGCGGTACAGGTCCGGCGATCGCCCCCGAGGCGACGAGCGAGGCCCGCCACCGATTCCAGCTCTCGCGGTGTTGCGTGAACGTCAGCGGCTGACCCGGGAGCCCCGGCTCGGGCACGTCCCACGCCGAGACCCACGCCTCGACATCCACGCGCGTGATCGGGTGTTGCCCTCGGATGCGACGGCGGTAGCGGCCCGCGGGGACGCCCGGCGGGAGAAGCTCGTCAGGGATCGAGGTCGAGAGGGGCAGGTAGACCCACCCGCGGCGCCTCGCTTCGAGGACGGCGTCGGCGTAGGCGTTCGACTCGGGCTCGTGAGGTCCCGGGGTGCGGATCCCCGCGGCGCCTCTAACGAGGAGATGAGGCTCGACCATAGGGAGCCAGGTCGGCGACCCGTCCACTTCTCCGACCTCCCAGTTCATAGGCCAGTGACGGAGGAGGAACGCGGGGCGCGGGTGCAGCTTGGGGAGGCCAGAGGATCGGCCCGTGTCGACGGGATCCTCTAGCAGGGCGGCGAGGCCCGGGTCGACCGTCTCGGGAACATCGCCCACGAGGAGCGCGTCGGCGGCGGTCGAGGTCTTCTTCTTCGCTCGGATTGGCATGGCTGTCTCTATCCCCCGGCGAGGTACGAACGCGCCCGGGCCGCCGAGGAGGAGCCCGGGCGCGCATCGAGGGCGATCAGGTCGCCGAGAGGATCTTCCGCTGAACGAACACGTCGCTCGAACCGGCGGCCACGCCGAGGAAGGACCGCGCCTCGGCGGTCTCCTTGCCGTTCGTCGAGCTGCTGCTTGGGAACGTCACGATCGTTCCGAACTCGGGGATCCGGATCGCGTCGATACCCCGGGCGCGGACGCCCGCGGTCGAGCCGACGGCGTAGCCGATACCGCCCGCGGAGTAGCCGCCGCCGACGTGGTCGGGGCCGCTCGTCGTGACCGACGTGCTCATGTTGATGTCGATCCCGAGGCCCGCGAAGTTGCGGATCGTCTGTGCGCCGCCCTGGAGACCCTGCACGCCGCCGAACTCGGAGACGGAGAGGGAGAGGGTCGTCTCGGAGCGGATCGAGTCGACGAGATCGGAGACCTGCTTCGGGTGGAGCATGACCACCGGCTGACCCGCGCCCGGGTTCTCACGGAACGCGGCGAGGAGGTCGAGGAGGTGATCCATTTCAAGCGCGGCGCCCGAGACGCCGACCGACGTAGAGAAGCCCGCGATCGTGGTCGCGGTCAGGTCGCGGAGGGTCCGGAGGAAGCTCTCGGGCATCGTCTGGACGAGCGCGTCGAGCATCGCGGCGGGCTCACGCCCGAGGATCTGGGCCTTGTAGCTTTCTTCGAAAGCAAGCCCATAATCGGCGATCGTGACCGTCGAGTATCCGAGATCGAAGGGGCTCGGGGTGATCGCGGCGGTCTCGCTCGCGAGGGCGCTCATGGCCAGGTTGTAGCCAATGCCGCCGATGTTGGTCACGCGGATCACGTCGGAGCCAGACCCCGCGGCGTCGCCGACGAGGCGGACGAGGCCCGCGGCCTGCACGTTCAGGGCGTCTTCGAGACGGCGCTGAATGGCAATCTGTGCGAAAGTGTAGGCAAAACCTACCTCATTGTTGACGGCGCTTGCGAGCGCGGGAGGGCTGATCGAGGCCATAACGGCGACTCCTAGCGAGTGGGAAAGGGAACTGTCACGCCCTCCCCCTGTTACCGCCGGGTCCGCGTAGTGGGCCTATGGTGCGATCTTGCCCCGTCAGGCGCGCGGCGTCAACCACCGCGACCCATAGGACGTGCCGCTTTGCTGCTCGACGGCCCGAAGGGCCTCGTCCTGTTGCTCGCGTGTCATCGAGCGGAACTCGGGCGAGGTGAGGAACGCGGCGGCGTCCTCGCGACTCATGCCCGAGGACCTCGGAGCCGAGGCGGGCGCCCCCCGAGAGAGATCCGGGAGCGAGGCCGGACTCGGCACCGAGACAGCGGTGGCACCGTCCCCCGAAGGAGCGCCCGCGGAAAAGTATCCGGCGAGGAGAGGGACCTCGCGACCGGGTCCGCCCTCGGCGAGGAAGTCGGCGAAGGTCGGCGCCTCGTCGAGGCCCGCGGTCCGGGACTGGTAGATCGCCTCGATGTCAGCGAGGGCGTCGGCGGGGATCCCGAGGGTCCCGAGGAGCTGGGTCCGGGTCGCGCTCTCGATTTGACCGCGCAGCTCTCCGACCTGACTCTCGAACGGCTCTAGGGCGGCGACCCGCTCCCGGAGCTTGACGATCTCCGCCCCGGCTAGCTTCGCCTCGGCGCGGACGGCTGCGAGCTGCTCGGCGTGCTTTGTCTTTGCACGATCAAGGCGCTCTTTCACGATCTGATCGACCTGCTCCTGAGTAAACTCGCTCATCCTGTCTCCTTCTTCGCCCGAGGGTGACCCTTCGGGAGTAGATCATTATCGCCTTTGTACCGGCTATCCTTGGGGCGCCCGTTGCGTAGCAGGTAGAGAAACGCGTTAACGCGGGCCATGGACCACGCGCCCCGAGACACGCCCGGACGGTGCGAGACGGAGAAGGCTCCGGAGCCTCGACGGTAGACCGCGGCGAGCTTCGAGAGCGTCGCCCGCTTTCCTTTGTCGTCCCCGTGCTTCTCGTTATGCTCCTCGACCTTCCGACGGAGGGCCTTCCGGGTCTCGTCCGATAGCTCGATCGAGGTGCGCCCCTTCGCCGTCGCGCTCCCGGGTTTGTTCTTTCGAGAGCCCCGGATCCGGTCGCGACGAGGGGCTCGGGTGCTCTGGCTTCTCTGATCGGCCCGGGCCTCTCGGCGGCGCCCGAGGCGGGCGAGGTACCACTCCCGGTCGTATCGGCGGGCGATCTTGCGAGCCCACGCGCGGCCCGCGTCGCCTCCCCATCCGGCCCACGCCTGACGACCCTTGCTCGGGTAGCCCTCCTCGCCCGGGCGAAACCCCTTCGCCTCTTTGTCGACCTCGTGTCTGTCGAAGAATGAGAGCATCCGGCGGATCGTCTCGACGCTGACGGGTTGCCCATTGGCGAGCTGGACGGCCCGTCGCACCCCGGTCGCAGTCATGGCGCGTCGACTCGGCGGGAGGTCCTTGCGCCAGTCGAGGGCGCGCTGAGCCTCACGGCGCACGGCTCGGGGCGGTCGGAAGGGCGGCACCGGCTAGGCCCTCCGGATCGTCGTCAGGGCTTCGAGGATCGACGCGAGGGCGTCGTCGGCCTCCTCGTGACGCATCGGCATTGCCCGGAGCGACTCGGCGGCGCTCTCCAGGTCGTCGACGGCCTCGACGAGGTCCTCGTCGACAGCGCCCGATGCGATGATCGCCTCTTCGCGTGCGATGCGTCGGAGGTCCTCGACGGCGTCGTCGGAGGTCAGGCCCGGGTATCGCGCCCGGTAGACATCGACCTTAGAGCGGTAGCCGTTCGAGACGAGCCATTCGTCGCGCTCTCGGGCGTCCTTCTCCTCGCCCGGTGAGCGCGGCGGGCGGTGGTAGACGATCGAGTATCCGCTCTCGGGGTAGTCCGTCCCCGTCGCCCGGTTCAACACCGCCGCGGCCTTCGAGAGCAGTTCAAGGTCAGAGGCCCGGAACAGGGGCTCGATCCGCTCCTGATACTCGCGCCTCTGGCGGTCGCTGATGTGGAGGGCCGCCCCGGACGCGGGGTTGGCGCTCACCTTCTCGACCGATGCCTGACCGAGGCCCCGGTTTAGCATAAGGTCGTGAATGTATCCCCGGGTGAAAGCGTGCAACGGGGCGAGGTTGATCCCCGGCCCGACGACGCTCACGCCCGGCTGAACGCCCGGCTCGACGACCTGACAGGCGGAGATCGCGCCCGGGGTGATCGGGACCTGCTCGATCGGAGCCCCGCCCGGGGTGTAGCCGACCCCGTCGTCGTAGGGGCGCCCCGAGGCGAGGCGCACGTCGGCCCCGGGGAGCTGGAGATTCCACGTCAGGACGTGCGAGCCGGTCGCATCGAGGGCCGCGCGGCCCGTGTACGTCGCGTAGGTGCAAACGTGGAGCGTCCCTCGGTGGAGCCCTCGAAGCTCTGACCAGTGCCAGATCTTGCCCGTGTCGCTTGATCGGTACTGGACCCAAGGCAGGAAGGCGCGCCCGTCCTCGTAGCGGTAGGGGTAGGCGTCGCCGACGAGGGCGCCCCCGTCGAGGTAGGCGTCGGAGAGGTCGCGGTATCCGTCCTCGTCCTTCTCCGTCGCCGAGACGACTCGGAGCGAGGGCGGGCGGCCCGCCTCGGGGTCGCCGAGGTCGTAGACGGTGAACGTCCACTTATAGCAGCTCCGGACCGCATCCCACCGGAGCCGCAGATGCCAGAGGGCGCGCGCCCGATCGGGGCGTCGCGGATCGGCTTCGAGGTAGATGTCGCACGGCTCGACGAGCTGGAGCACGAGCGAGCCCTCGAAGACATCGAGCCCGACGAGGTAGTCCCCGAGGCCGATCGTCCTGCGCTCGTAGGTCTGGGCCTTCGTCGTCCATCCGGCGGCATCGAGGGCGCCGCCCGGGTCGAGGAGGCCCGCGGCGGCCTCGCTCGGATGATGCACGATCGGGCGTTGACTGTACCGGCCCGGGGTCGTGAGCTGCGAGACGTAGGAGACGAGCGGGTTGTTGCTCGTGTCGGGCTGGCCCCAGGTCTCCAGGACCTCGGGCGCGACGTAGTCCCGGAGCCAGAGGTCGAGGACCTGATCAAAGTCCTCGTCGAGGATCGAGGCCCGCGCCCGCTGATGTTCGGCGCGGTCCTGATCGGGCATCATCGGACGCGGCGGGTAGATGATCGGCTGATACGGCATAGGGTCACCCGTAGCGCAGAGACAGAGCCACCGCCCGCTGAGAGCCGACGAGTCTCTCGACAGGATAGCGCGCGGCGTCGAGGATGTCTTTCGCCGGATCCTGCTTATGGCCTTGGAACGTCATAAACGCTCGGGCCAGCTCGGGACACCGCGGCGAGACGATGAGGTGAGGCGTCCCCCTCGTGTCGGTCGCTGATAGGCTGTTGAGCATCGTTAAGCCCGCCACGACGGAGCCGTCGAACTTGCGCGGGGTCGTGATCCGCGGGAAGCGATTATAGGCGATCCCCGCGAGGGCGGCGAGGTGTCGCCGGAGGATCGAGTTCGACTTCCTCACGAGGCCCCGAGCGTCGGCTGGACGGTCGCCGACCCAGAGGTCGACGTCCTCGACTTCGAGGCCCGCCCGGTGGAGCATCGAGACGATAGCCCGGGCGTCCTCCTCCTGGCTCGTCTGTGCGTGCCCGACGTGCTCGGCGAGGTACCAGACCCGAGGCCGTAGGGAGTCAGCCCCGACCACGGCGCCCACGACGGCGGCTTGCTTGCCGCCCACGATCCCGTGGTCGATCCCGACGAAGACCACGGCGCCCGCGGGCGGCTCGTCGCCTCGAACGTGGGTCTCGGTCGAGAAGGCGGAGATCCACCGCTCGTCGACGAGGGGATCCCACGCGCCCTCGATCCTCATGCGCTGGACGGGGAGCGGTAGCGAGGCCCGGAAGGAGTCGAGCATCGTCCGCGAGTAGTAGGGGAACGGCGCCCCGTCGGGGAGGCAGTTCTCGGGCTTCAACCCGTGGTTATGCTCGACGATCACGCCCCGATCGATCAGGTCGCGTAACCACTGCATGTCGGGCATGTTCGGAACGGGCGTAAAGTTGATCCGCATCGTCCCGCCATACTTGAGAAGCCGCGGTCGAAGCTCCTCATACGTGCCCGCTGGCATCGGCTCGTCGCTCAAGACGTGGTGAATGGTTGAGCCGGCGTATCGGGTCGGGTCCTGCTTGAACGTCCCGAAGAAGATCACCGACCCGGCGCCCGGGCCGCTCCGGAACACGAGCCGCGGCGGCTTGCCCGTGATCCCCCGCCCGGGCTCGAACCCCGTCTTCGGGTCTAGCTCCTCGGTCGGGATCAGGTTGTAGAGCTTCTCCATGATTCCGCCCGGTTGCCCCATCTGCTCCAGGCTGACGCCGACGACGACAGCGTAGACGGGCGGGCGCCTCACGGTTTGCCAGGGGTGAGTCCCCCGGCATCGGTGGACGAGGTCGACGAGGCTCCCGGTCGTCTTGCCGAGCTGGTTCCCGTCGCGCCACAGGGCGATCGGACTCGACTCCTCCAACCACTGACGCTGAGGCACGGTCGGGCGGAAGCTGAACAGCGAGCACGAGAGCGAGTCGAGGAGGACGTCGCGCGTCGCCTCTGCCCAACTCACGCGAAAGCCCCGGTCGGTCCTGCGGTTACAACTTTCTCGCAGAAAGTTGTTGCCTCTGTATATGCTCGCGTTATGTTGTAGTCACAAGCAAGGGAGAGAACATGACCGACCGCACCTTTAACGCCCGGCTCCTGATCGGAAAGACGGCCTCGGGCTCCGACTGGATCGCCTACCCGGACCGCCACACGCTCGCCGACGTTGCGACCATGGTTGACCGTATCGGCAAGTTTGGAGGAGAGGCGACCGCCGAGGCCCTCGCGCTCTTGGGCCGGACGGTGATCGCCTATGGCGACATCGGCCCGATGGACACTGAAAACCCCTACGGCGACGGGCGCCAGGGCGAGACGCTCCAGCCCGTCACGCTGAACGGCGAGCACGTCGGCAACCTGGCCCGCTGCTACAACGCCGACACGGGCGAGGACCTCCGCCTCGTGTTCTACGACTGGCGCCCGCTCAACCCCGCCCACGACTTCGACGACGACGACGACTGTGTCTGCGACTACCGCAGCGCCCGGGCCGCCCTCGCCGCGAAGAAGGCGCAGATCGCCGCCGCCCTCGGCGCCTAGCCCGCCCACGAGGCGACCACGGCCCGCCCTCCGGCGGGCTCTCGTCGTCTTGGGGGTCACGACGTAGACGCCCACGCACCCTCGACGCGGGCGACCCGGTCGCCGTCTCGGGAGAGGTAGATCGTCGCCCCGTGTCGGCGGGCGTATTCGTCGAGAGCGCTCTCCAGGAGCGTGTCGGGGATGTCCGGGAGGGCCTCGCGCCAGACGCGCTCCCGGTCCGCCCTCGACAGCTCGACCGGCGCCGCGGCGGCCAGCTCGGCGGCCTCGGCATCGAGGGCCACGAGCATGGAGTGAGCCTTCAGGACCGCGGTGAAGGATCGCGCCTGGCGGGCGGCGACCTGATCGGCGGCGATCTCCTCTTGACGCGCCCGGATCTCCTTCAAGCGTGCTCGTCTTTGCTTCGGTGTCATGTCGTCTCCATTGGTGAGGACCACGCGATCGACGCCTCGACGCACGACGCACACACCCCGCAAGGGTTCGGCCCCGTGCCATAGCAGGACCACGCGTCGGCGGACGAGAGCCCGAGGGCGCGCGCCTCTGCAATGATCCGCGGCTTGTCCCAGGTCAGAAGAGGCGCCTCGATCGGGAGCCCCAGGGCGGCGGACATCGCATCGAGGAACGGCCCCCGACAGTCCGGATAGGCGTCCCGGTCGGCTGCGTTGGCGCCGATCGTGATCGACTCCGCGCCGAGGCGGCCCGCGGCGTTCGCGGCGACCGACAAGAGGATTGCGTTCCTCGCCGGAACGATGCACGGCCCGACGGCCTCGGGCATGGTTCCGAGGTCGAGGTCTCGGAGGTGAGGAGCGAGGAGCGGGACGCCGCGCTCTCCCGCATAGGCGAACGCCCTCCACCCCTCGGCGATCTGTGCGGGATGTCCATAGTCGACGAAGACACACCCCGCGAGGCGACCCTCGACCCGGGCGCGCTCCGCGCACACGAGGGAGTCGATCCCGCCCGAGAGTAGAACGGCGGTTCTCATGCGACCCCCAAGGGCAGACAGGGCGCGCGACGAGCGCGATCGAGGAGCGGGAGCGTCGACACGAATCGCGAGGCGCTCGACCCGTCGAACGAGTCCACCCCCGCCCAATGACAGAGGCGGATCCGGCGGGCGGTATTGACTCGGAGCGCGTGGAGGTAGGACGCCCGCCACACTCGCCCGACGAGCTGGGCCTCCTTCCATTCGGTCGAGCCGCCGATCGCGACCCCGATCCGCTCCGACAGATAGGGCGCGACATCCTCGGGCGTCATCCCGTCTTGAACGGCGATCAGAACCCGACGGCCTCGGAGCCTCGGGAGCCAGCTCACCGAATAGGCGAGAGACTCCAGGCCCCCCGCCACGATGTCGGGCGCGACGATCCAGTCGGCGCCGTCCCCGAGGCGGTCGACGGCCTCGACGAAGGCGTCCTCGTCGAACGCCTCGCCGCGCTGGTGAGCGGTCCACGCGCCATTATCCAGAGCGTACCCGAACCCCTCCGAGCGGAGGACCCCACGCGCCGAGACGAGGAGCCGCCACCCCGCAGCCCGAAGGGCGTCGAGGTTCCGACGCGTCCCCGTCCTCGATGCGTAGCCGATCACGAGGCCCCCAGAAGCGCCAACGAACCGACGCCGACTTTCAGGGAGTTAGGCCCCTTTCCGGAAAGGGGCGCGCGCGCAAACGCGGTGAAATCCAC